AACTTACACTTGACCACGTTCGCCCTAAGTGTCTTGGTGGCGAAGACCTTACTTCAAATTTGGTACCCAGCTGTAGGAAATGCAATCAGGCTAAAGGAAGTAGCAATTGGCTACAATGGATGAGGGAGACATTTGGTCCTACTAATAGGGAAACATTAATTCTATCACACATTCGTTAATTATGGCTATCATGCGCAAAGGAAAAGATCAGGACAAGAATCGCGGTTCTGTTGCTGAACGCATTAAAGAAGATGTAGCTAAGATGACAGCTGCTTCAATGAGTCGCCGTCAGGGGCGCAGTAATCTTACATCTAAAGACCTAGATAGAGTTAGGGGTGGTTCGGCAACCGTTAAGGATGCCCCTAATGGCAAAGAGTACATGGGTCCTGCCTATGGTGAATACAAGGCTAAGAAGAATGACGGTCAACCCCAAAAAACTAAGGCTCGCCAGAACCGTGGTGCTGGTCGTGAAGACATGATGAGTCGTGAACGTCAACGGATGATCATGGAACGTGAAGAGCGTAAGCGTAAGAATGCTCAAGACAAGGGCGGGTCTAATGTTGTTGGGAGCTAAGGATGGCTCCACAAAAACGTTTGTCGTGGGATGAGTGGCAACGAAGAGCTAATGCAGATTACGTCAAAGGTGAATTTGGTGTACAGCAAATGATTTCTAGCTGGGGATACCCAGAAGGTATGTCTGCTGAAACACATAAAATTGAATTTGACAAAGGTAAAGCCAAGCGTAAAGATCGGGCTAGTAGGCGTGAACAACGGGCAAGGGCTACGGTTAAACGACAAGAAGCAACTGTTACTCAAACTGTAGGCCAAGATGTGTATGGTAAGGGTGTAGTTACTCAGAAGGGATCAGGATTACAGGAGCACCACAAACGCATCGTTAGTGTTTATGCTCCATTTTTTGAAGGTCTGAATCCAAAAGAAACAAAAGAACTTGCTCAGTGGTTTGTTGATGAAGGGTTTCCTCTTGGTAATGTGAAGGAAAATCTAGAAGCAGCTAAAGAGATTGAACATGAGGCTATCCACACGTGGGCTAGAGACAATTTTATTGAACCTAAAACAGGTAAACCTCTTCTCAATTTCAAAAATTATACTCTTAACGAAAGGCTTGTACCAGCATTAACTTTTCTTGAGCAAGTACAGCCTGCTGTCGATGAGAAGTTAGCAGAAATCAAGAAATCCCAAGTAAAACCTAAAGCTAATTTAATGCCAAACAGAGCTGCTTTAACAGCTATGGCTGCTGGTGGTATTGCAGCCCTTGGTCCACTTGGTACAGCTGCTAGTGCCGCTGAGACTGCTGGTAGAACACAGATCGCTCAACAGACACGTGATCCCGCTGATATCACACAAGCTGCACTTGCTGGTATCTCTTCTTTAGGCGATGTAGCGACGTACAATCCTGTAACTGCAATACCCGGTGAAATAGTTTCAACAGCTGCTGATGTTGCTAATATCGTCATTGACAAAGCCAGAGCGCCTAAACCGAAACCGGTTCAAATTGATCAACTTATACCTAGACCAAAGGCGGTCATGGCTAACACCCCTACTGGTGTGGCTCAGTTGAAAGCAATGCCTAAATCTAAAAACATTGATTTAGTTAACGAGGCTAAGTACTTTATCGTTAATCCAATTAGGAGTGCATTTGATCGTGTCTTCGGTAAACGTCCCATTTAACTAAACCTCCACCATTGGTGCCTAGGAGCCCTTCTACGGGGCCTCTAGGTGCCTTTACGTATATTCTACCATATGGACACTTTAACGGCCCTTAGAAACGATTTTAAGTTATTCCTCCAAGCACTGTGGGGACAACTAGATCTACCATCACCAACACGTGCTCAGTACGCAATTGCTGATTACCTACAACACGGTCCTAAGCGACTACAGATTCAAGCATTTCGAGGAGTCGGTAAATCGTGGATCACGGGAGCCTTTGTGCTGTGGACACTCTTTAACAACGCTGAAAAAAAGATCATGATTATCTCAGCTTCTAAGGAGCGTGCTGATAACATGTCTATCTTCCTGCAGAAGCTAATCATCGAGACACCTTGGCTATCACATTTGAGACCAAAGAGTGATGAGGCTAGGTGGAGTCGTATTAGCTTTGATGTTAACTGTAGTCCTCACCAAGCACCATCCGTTAAGTCGGTGGGTATTACAGGTCAGTTGACTGGTTCACGTGCAGACCTAATGATTCTTGATGACGTAGAGGTACCAGGTAACTCTATGACTGAGATGATGAGGGAGAAACTATTGCAGTTATGTACTGAGGCTGAATCAATCCTTACACCGAAAAAGGATAGTCGTATCATGTACCTTGGTACTCCACAGACTACCTTCACCATCTACCGTAAGCTAGCTGAGCGTAACTACCGTCCATTTGTGTGGCCATCACGCTACCCACGCAAAGACAAACTATCACAATATGAGAACCTCCTAGCTCCTCAGATCCTAGAGGATATAGAGATGGGGGTAGAGGAGTGGACACCTACAGATCCTGATCGCTTCACTAGTGATGACCTAGTAGAACGTGAAGCTGCTATGGGTCGTAGTAACTTCATGCTACAGTTCCAGCTAGACACAGCCCTTAGTGACGCTGAGAAGTTCCCACTCAAATTTAGTGACTTGGTAGTAACAAGCGTTAACCCTACACAGGCACCTGATGCTGTGGTGTGGTGTAGCGACCCACGCAACACCCTCAAGGATTTACCTACTGTCGGACTACCAGGTGACTACTTCTACTCACCCATGCAACTACAAGGGGAGTGGGGTCCGTACACAGAAACGATCTGCTCAGTAGACCCCTCAGGACGAGGTACAGACGAAACAGCAGCTACATACATATCACAAAGGAATGGCTTTCTCTACGTTCACGAAGTACGAGCTTATCGCGACGGTTATAGCGACAATACACTTCTTGACATCTTGCGTGGGTGTAAGCGGTACAATGTTACTAAACTACTCATCGAAACAAACTTCGGAGACGGTATCGTCGCAGAGCTCTTTAAGAAACACCTGCAACAAACTAAACAAGCAATAGATGTAGAGGAAGTACGGGCTAATGTCCGTAAAGAGGATCGTATCATTGATGCCCTAGAACCTGTGATGAACCAGCATAGACTTATTGTAGATAGGTCCGTGGTAGAATGGGACTACAGCTCCAATAAAGATGCAGCACCTGAGGAACGATTACTGTATATGCTCTTCTATCAGATGAGTCGTATGTGTCGTGAGAAAGGTGCTGTTAAACACGACGACAGATTAGACTCACTAGCTCAAGGTGTTAAGTACTTCACAGATGCTATGGGTATCTCAGCTCATGAAGCTGTTAAGATGCGTAAACAAGAGGAGTGGAATGATATCCTTGAGACGTTCATAGATGACCCCGTAGCTGCTACTAATCACCTAGTGATGGGAATGAATTTGGAGCAAAGACGCAAGGCTAGAGGTAAGACAAAAAGCTCTGTTCCTACATGGGTTTAGTATGTGACAGTTATAACACTGTCTACTGCTGAGATCCATTGTGCTGGAACTGATCTCGAGATCCCACCCGTCAAGCGGGAGCTGAAGGGTGGATCAGACCCCGTGAATGGAGGAAGACATGTCTTTATCAAGACACATCTTCCTCTTTATTAATGTCCCTGGGAAAGGACATTCTGTAAGAACTACCAAACCCCAAAGACACAAACTTCCACTCCACTGAACTATTAATGTTAATACTGTGAGTACCGTATAAGTAACCGAGCGAAGCGAGGTTCTTCTAACCGTCACTACTGTTATTAACTCTCCACTAACCTCCACTCTTAATGACCCACCAAGTTAAGCTAGTACACATCACTCCTAACGCTGAAGAACTTATTAGTTACATGGCTAGGGTATCTAACCCAAGTAATCAAAACAACACTGAGACCTCTCAACGACTCATTAGGTATCTAATCGAGCATAAGCATTGGTCACCATTTGAGATGGTTAATATGTGTGTAGAGATTAACACCACAAGAAGTATAGCTGCACAGATCCTTCGTCATAGGTCCTTTAGCTTCCAGGAATTTAGTCAACGATATGCTGAGGTAACTGCTAAGCCTGTTGTTCCTAAACTTCGGAGACAAGATACTAAGAACAGACAAAATAGTATTGATGACATTACCTTAGATCTCCAAGACATCATGGATGAGGAGATTACTGAGCACTTTAATGATGCTATTGAGTTGTATGAAAGCCTACTTAAAGCTGGTGTCGCTAAAGAATGTGCCCGTGATGTCTTACCGTTGGCAACGCCTACACGGCTGTATATGAATGGGACAATTCGGTCCTGGATTCATTACTGTCAACTGCGGTGTTCTAATGGGACACAACTGGAACATAAGATGATCGCTTATGGGG